TATTCCAACTTTTTCAACTTCTATCTTTTCAATCTTCACTAGCAATCTACAAAATCGGAAGCTATATCTTTCCCAATCTGTGAAGCTTTCCTTTGTGCTACTGAATTAGCTAACCAACCAACTACGGGCAAACCAGAAAGGAAACCAGATGCAGGCGTAGATGAAATTAACGCGCCGCCAACTATCTCTCCCTGCGATTCCGCTGACCCTTTATTCTTGATGCACTGTAAGTATGCAGAAGTTAATTTTGCGTTATCTACAGGATGATGAGCAATGTATTCTTTTCTTGTGTAGTTAGTTTTATTATTCCAGCCTGTTTTCTCTGTACTGTGCAAAGTTGTACGAGGAGAATGCATATTATGTGTGACAAGAATTTCTAAATCACCAGACTCAGAACGCTTGTACTTCATTTGACTTGCCGAGTTCTCAGTTGTTTGTAGTCTTGCAAGGTCAGGTATTTTATCGCTACTTGCATTTGATAAAAGGGTCAAGGAAAGAAAAGATTGCCCTATTAATCCAAGACCTAACAAGCCGGGTAAGAAATTTTCTTTCATTACTTAAACGGTAATGCTGGCCCCGTCTTGCCGGGCATCTTTGGCATTTGACCTTGTATGTTTTCGATTACTTGATCTTGAATCGTAAAAAGCATATTGTTTACAAACTTTGTTCGTTGTGAGAAAACAAAAGCCCCGCCACCAATGAGGCCAATCAAGACCCCAGTGTTTACGAATGTAAGTATTCTGATCATTCTTTTACAATCCCTGCCTGCGAATCAACCTCATCTAATATTTCTTTTTGTATTTGATTAATTCTTTCGTTCTTAGGGTTTAGTTTTTCCTCTGCTTCTTTTTTTATTGCGTTAATTTGCGCGTCTGCTTCTTTTACAATTTCATTTGCTTCTTTTACTAAACCTTCTCTTTCTAGTGCTAATTGCGTTAGGTCAGCCATTGTTTTGTAATTACTACGTCTAAGTATAGAGTCAACCCCCAATATGTCAAAGTAGCAATTCTATCCCTGACCTGTTCTGCCAGCACTATTACGCATGAGCGTAGTAGATAAATTTATCACCATTTTGATTAATAGAGGCATTACTGCTTACTGTAAAACCAGTTGAGGTTGGAGCACCATAATCAGTAGAAGTATATTCAGCAGAACTGCTATTAAGTTTTAAAAGCTTATCATTACCAGAACCCCATCCTCTTGTTGTATCAAAGGTCAACCAACCATAGGTGTCATCAATATTTTTTATTATTACAAATCGAGGTTGAAAGCCAACTGTTATTTCAAGACCAGAAGTTTCATTCCCTGTATAGCTACCAACCTTGCTGATGCCGTCAACGCTGGCGAAGAGCATGGCTATGAAATCATTACCACTAGCATTAATAGCGTTAATTGAACCAAGAGTGATATGGGTTGACGTAGGTGCAGTGGAATTTAAATAAGTACTGCTACTACCTTCTGCATCAGAAGTATTTAATCGAAGGAAATAGTCTTCTGGGTTTGTTCCTCCGTTAAGTCCCTTGTGATAACACATCCAGTTATGACTTGAACTACTCCTATTCTTCAACCACAGCATCTCAACCGTTTTATTCATATCATGGGCGATTTGACGACCTGCAACTCCATCGCCTTCCCATGTACAGACTGTAAACCCAGCGTGGCGTTTCCACATAAAAGCTTGGTTTGAACTACTTATATCCGTGTAAAACCCTGTATTTGAGTCGAATGCTGCACTACTCTCTGCAGACTCTGCAACATTTGTATTTGTGAATAGTTTTCTATGTTGTGTTAAACGAGCACTTGTGTACCAACTTTCATCTACTGTTGGGTTCTTCCAGAATCCAAAGTCAACAGGGAATCCACTATCAAAGGCAGGAATAGTAGAACTACCATTACCCGTATCCATAGCGAATACACTCGTTCCTTCACCTGCACCGTAAGGCTTGCCAACGTATCCATCGCTGCGTCTTATGGCGAGAAATATGTAGGTATCTCCAGAACTATTAAAATAACTCGCAGTATCATTTAATATGAATCCTGTAGCAGTAAGAGACATCCTGTTACCATTACTGTTAGTTTCTGCATTACTGCTATTAGCATATATTTCATATTCATTGTCACCTGTAATAATACCTCTCATGCTGTCAAGGATAGCCCAACCTGTACTGCCAGAACTGGCATTCTTCACTAATAACCACTGCGGCTCCCAACCGAGAAATACTTCATTTCCTGCGGCTCCTGTGCCTTGATAACTACCGCACTTGATTACGTTTTGATCCCCTGCGTCTCCAAAGACAAAACCAGCAGGGTCATCGAAGGGGCTATCTGTGCTTGCTGTTGGTGAACTACTAGCGGTAATCGTTCCAGGAGTTACGGTTGAACCTGTAGTAGATGAGTTATTGCAACATAAAAGCTTAGTATTGGTTATGTTTGTCAACGGCTCAGTTGGTGGTCTAAATGATGATGTATAAACTGCGGTTCCTTTTACAAGTCGAACATTTGATAATTGACCATCAAAGTAATTTCCAGATGAACCTTGACCTCCTATTTTCATCGTTGCCCCAGAGGTGTTAAAGGTATCTGTTGTTGATCTGGTTGTATTTAAAATTCCGTCTGTAAAAGTTCTAAGTTTTCCTCCTGTTCTAGTAATAGCTACATGATGCCACTGACCATCACTAATATCAGAACCCATTGTCGTTGTATAGTTACTTCCATTTGTGCTATAGAAAAAAGACCATCCAGTTCCTATATCTTGTGAAGCATATCTAATAGCCCATCCATAGTCGGGGCTTGTATGTGTTGTCCATTGACCTAAAGCCGTAAAATATCCACTTGTTGTCTGTGTACTTTTTATCCAAGTTTCAATAGTAAAATCACCATTACCTAAATCCCAATCTGCACTATCTGGAATATTTAATTGATCATCGCTTCCATCAAAATCAACAGACTTTGCAGTAGCGGCTGTGGACTCACCTCCTGCGAATACATACGCAATATAATCTTGTCCGTTTTGATTAGTTCGACCTGAAAAACCAACAGTAAAATATGTACTTGTTCTTGCAGGTGACGTGCCAAAAAGACTCCCGTTAGTGTCTGGATATTTATCAGCTTCCCAATTCTCTTCCAATGCAAGCCAATCAGTTGTATTTGGTAGATCACGATGCCAAACAGCCCATCCGTCAGCACTGTCAAGGCTTTTTATCATAACCATGCCAACATTTGAGCCTAAATTATGAGAAATCTGCCTGTTAGTTACTGAATTTCCTGAATATTGAACAACATCGAACATCGGTGACTTGCGGAATGTCCATGAGGCGTAGTCATTACCATCTACATTGACGCTAGTAGTTTTATTAATCGTATAACCATTGGAATTAACTGAGCTATAAAAAGTATCCGTTTCTTCTGCACTATTACTATTACTTTTTAATCTTTTATTTAACCCTCTTACCGTATCAAATTGATAATGAGAACCTGAATTACCTCTTTCTTTACCCCATATCAAACCTCCTTTAGAAGCAAGATCAATTCCATTTACAATTTGATGACTTGTAGTACCGTCTCCTTCATAAACATACGTGCTAAACACATCGTCAACGAAAACAGAGGTTTTTTTTGCCCCTACACCTAAAAGCATTTGTTGAATACTCATGTTTAATAATCCTCGTGTTGTGTGTTAGTTAGTAGGTACATATCAAGAAAGTCCGGCACCTGAGATATAGGCTTGATCAGCACCAGTTGTTAAAACCGTACACATTCCTCTACCTGCCAGTACACGGTTTCCAGTGGAGGCATCAGCACTGTTATACATAGACAATCCTGATCCTTGAGTAATTGTTTGATCTGAACCACTTCTATTTATAATAGTTATTGCTACGCCTACACCTAATCCCGTTGGAACTGTTATGCCGCCTGTTGTTATTTCGATATGTTTTCCAGCGTCAGCAGCAACTAATGTATAAGCACTTGTCTTGCTACTTTGAGGGATATTTCTTAAATCGCCTTTGCTGTCTGATACCGTTCCAGTTACCGTAATGCCAGCCGCTGATGTGGCTAATTTTGCAGAATTATCATGGTAAAGGGTTACGGCTCCGTCTGCTGTTGCGTCAAGCAGCTTTTCACTCTCCGCACCGTTACGTACTTTAAAACTATCTGCCCTGATAACTAAGTCGCCTGTAGCATTATGAATGAGACTATCTGTTCCATCATGGTAGATCTGGAGATCTTGTGAAGTTCCGAGTCTTAATTTAGACGTATCATTAGCTATATCAACATTACCACCTGACTGGTTGAGGTTTAGTGTTGTATAACCAGTTCCTAAAACTAATGACTGAATACCATCGTTATCAAGACTTAAATGCTGAGCAAATCCATGTGCTCCAACTCCCATACTTGTTGTTGCATGGACTTGATAATTAGGTGCATCACCTCCAATACCTATATTTCCAGTAACAGTAATACCATCAGCTTCAGTGTTTATTTTCTTACTGTTATTGAAATATAACTCAACTGAGCCATTCAGATTACAGGCTATAGCATCATCATTTGTAGCTGTTTTTAAAGAAATACCACCGTCACTCTTTAATATAAGTGTGGTTCCTGTTTTATGATAAAGGTAGCTATTGGTATCATCAAAATATAGCTCTAAATCTCCACCAGTACCAAAAATAGCCTTAGCATTATCAGCAAATTCAAGAGCGTTATCTGACTTATCCCATACAACGTTTGAACTAGCACCCGTGAATGTGGCATCGCCATCAACAATTAATGAGCTAAGAGATCCTAAAGTTACGATTGAAGAATTAACAACATTAGAGGCGAGAGTTGTACCCGTTAGGTTTGCCGCTGCGTCGTCTGTTGCGTCTGTTTCCCATGTAAGCGTTGCAACCTGACCGCTAACCGTTGACTTAAGAACTTTTCCAGTTGCCCCAACGCTTGTAGGTAGTTCAATAGTGTAACTAGTTCCGACGGTTGTTCCTGCCTGAATCGCTACAAATTCACCGCCTGCCGCGTCGCCTAGTCTTAAATCTGCCTGCGCTGAAAGAGTTAAATTACCGCTTGTTGTTACGGCTTGCGTACCGAAATCAGGAGATATTTTTGTTCCCGCGATTGCTGCGTCATTAGCTACGTTTCCATTAGTAACCGTGATAGCTGTAGGTAATGCCCCTGTTGCCAGCTTGCTAAGTGCGATTGCTGCACTACTACTGATCTTGCTATTTGTTATTGCAGAGGCCGCAATTGTTAATACGCCTGCATTAGATAACGTTGCATCACCACTAAGAGCTTGAACCGTGGCGACATTGCTTCCATTACCAACAAGGATTGAACCACTAGCAAGAGCCGCTAGTTTGCTATATGCCAGAGCTGCGTTTGTAGCAACATCAGCGTTAACAATCGACGCACCCCCAGAAACTAAAACTGTTCCACTTTGATCAGGAAAATTGATTGTTTTATCCGAGGATGTTGGATCAACAACCCCAATAGTGGTTTCAAAAGCGTCAGCCGTTGCACCCTCATAAACCAAACTTCCAGCATTACCAATTAAAATTTCACCTGTAACGGTTCCCCCAGATTTTGCTAGTTTCTCTGTCTCAAGCTCTTGCATTGCGTCTTGGACATTTGTACTAGATATTTGTCCATAGGGGGTGAAAGTAATATTGCTTGCTACCTGACCCGCAACTGTTTGCGAAAGGTCAATCTCATTCCATGAAGACCCAGAACTGTTAGTAACTCCAAGAATATAATCAGGGGGTGAAAATGCTACTACTGGGGCTGGAGCTGATGGGGTTCCAGCAGTATCGACAACAACATATACACCATCTGTCGTATCGCTTGGAGTAGGTAAATTACTCCCAACAGCTAAACCAGCCGCTAATCCTGCGGAGGTGCAAGCCGTCATTTTACTGGTACTACAATTGAAATTTCCTCCAAAAACCAATGATCCTTTCGTGAGGGTCGTTATGGCTTGCCAAGCGTTTCCGTCCCAAATAAACGCATCTTCTGAAACCGTATCGAATAATAGTTGACCGTTAAATTGTGCGGTTGGATAACCTTGCTGTGCGATTGATTGGAATATTGTTGTTGATGAATTAGAAAGTTTTGTACCGTCAACGGTATCAGTTCCAATTCTTGCCGCTGCTAATGATCCGCTTGTTAATAATGCGGCGCTGTGATTCGGTAAATCTGCGTCTGTCAAAGTAGTTCCACTACTAACCGCGCCAGTTGCCGTAATTGTGACTTTCGTATAAGTTCCAGCCGTTGCCGTGTTATCTACGCTAATTACTCCACTACTAACCGCGAGGCCTGTTCCTACTTGCAGCGCCCCTTTTGCGCTTGCACTTCCATCAGGTAAATCTGCCGCCGTAATTGTTCGATAGGCACTAACTAAACCTTTTGCCGTCACTGCAACGAGGTTATAAGCGCTGCTAGCTGATACATCATTATCAATTTCAATTACGCCCGTATCCATCCTCAAGCCTTCGCCATTTACCTTGATCGCTCCTAATGCTGAACTTGTCGCCGTTGGTAGATCCGCGCCAGTAATAGCCCTAAGTGAAACCGCACCCGCCGCACCTGATGGGCCTGCTAAGAATTGAGCCGCCGCACTTGAATCATCTATTGATGCGCTTAATGCCCTTGTACTTCCTGACGTAGCAACCGCAATATTAACAATAGAAGTTGTATCACCTGTAATTGAATTTATAGAGGCCGCTGCTTTTAATGATTGCCACGCGCTACCGTCCCAAATACTCGCCGCATATCCGTCATTACTATTCGCAGCAATCTGTCCTGTAAATCCACCTGATCCGGGTAAGGATGTAACTAGTTGGGCGCTTGAATTATTATCTAACTTCGCTGCCGTAATAGCATCATTGGCGACCTTACTTGTTGAAATTCCTAAATCGGCGACGGCTGATCCGGCAATCGACCCCGCTGTTACAGAAATCTTTGCTATTGGAATCGCGTTGCTACCTAATAAACCAAAACTATTAGCACTAAATAAGTTTGCAATTGTCAGGCTTTTCGTTTCTGACGAACTGGAATCTACTAATGCAATTTTATCTCCCGTCGCAAGATTATCTCCTAACGCGGGCAGTTGCGAGATTTTTAAATCAGCCATCTTACGCCGTTAATCTGTTTCTTGTAATAGTTTAGCCGTTGTATCCTGTTCTAATAGAATGTCGTCGCTATCTTCTTGAAGGATCTTATTAGCTGCGTCGCTATTAATCTTAAGGTCGACTCCTCCAGTAGTGACAAAGTTTATAGTCATGTCTACGGGTTGACCCACATTGAAGCTTACAGCCGATTGGGTTACTACCGCGTTTATTTCATACCAAAGCTCGTCATCTAAATTTGAACTTATACCACTAGGGTTATATCCGCTTGTCTTTAAATACAATTGCGCCCCAAATTCTGACCCGATTTTTGTTCTAGTAACTAATTCCAACAAGTAGTGAGGCGGGTCAAAATTGCCTGAGCCTTCAGAATCTTCATAATCCCAAGCGCAAGTAATACGGCCATTTCCAGAAATTAACGAGGAATAACGTTCTCTGTGATACTCAGATAAAGCAGTTACATCAACCGATTCAACATCTGTATTTATTTCGTATGAACTTACTTGACCCAACATTCTATAAATAGCATTTTGAACCGAAATTTTTACAGGTAAATCAGAGCTAATAGAAGTCAAAGTTAAAGCGTTAGAACTTAAACCATTAACAGCATTAGCAAAGGAGGAAAAAAGTCTTATCCCTCCTAAATCGTCTTTATGTATAAAAGCCGTAAAACTTGATTGTCTAGTGTTATCTGGCCATGAAGCCGCTGCAATAAACAAAAGATCTGTTCCGTTTGTTGTTGAAATTTCTACTTGATCGCCTGTAATTAATTCGTCAGCCTCATCAAAACTAAATCGCTTCTTTGACGTATTGACATCATCCGTATTAATAGTTGCAAATAAATCACCCTGCGCCGTTTTGCGCTGAAGCATGACTTTTCCAAAACCGCCTAAATAGATACTCATTAGATTGTTGCTGTAGTTAGTTCGCCTGTTGCTTGAAAACTTATCTGCGCTTTTGCTATTTCTCCCGGTGATGCTGAAATATTTGCCCCTGTTATAAACGCCGTCATTGTTACATCTTTATTTGTTGAACCATCAGTAAATCTAAGAGTTAAAGTTTTGCTGTCGCTATCAGATAACCCTGAATTTCCAGTCTTAACAAGCATTCTTAAAAATTCTGACCCGTCGTTTGTTCCGTCGTCTTGCTTATAATAAATTATTTCCGCGCTACCCGTAAACGTTTGAAGTCCCGGCGTAAATGTTCTTACAGAATCCCCTAAACTTGTTGTTTCTAATAATCCCGCGCTTGCATTAAGTGAAAAAGAAGTTGTCTTACCAACCTCATCAGTTCCTAATAAAAATTTTGCATCACGGCCTGTAAATGGTTTAGCCATTCCCTTTTACTACGTTTACATAGCAGTCTATAGGACACCGATTAAATCAACAGTAACGGAACTAATTCCTTTCTTAATTTGAACAATAGATGGGGCCGCTGCGTATCTCCATTTATTAGGCGCAGGTGCGTCAATCGTTCCTGTTGCGCCGTCCCAACCTGATTTTGCTTGACTAGGTAGATCAAAGGTTGAGTAGCTACCAAAGCGATCATCAAAGTGGGTATTAAATTCCTCTGCCTGACTATCGGTTATATTTTCATATCTCAATTGTAGTTTCATTCCTGTTCTCTTATTGCCGTATAAAATCCGGCGTTCTGCGCCTGACTGATTAGTAAATGTTTTTACAGGATATGAACCGGGGTCAAATTGACGACGATTAGGGGAAAGTGTAGGAAAAGCCATTTAAGAATCAAAAGTAAACTTAGAATCGTCAGTTATATCTATAGCTAGTTTAGACCGACTATTATCATCACAAGGAAACTCGCTGGCAACGATAGACACCGTATTGTCTTGATCAAGTGTTAACTGTTCTACTAAATATATGTTTTGACTAATAACCGTTGATTCAATCGTAAATATCGTATTAAAGAAAGTTGCATCGCTTGTCGTCATATTGGTTAC